TATAGGTATTGGCTAAACCTGCATAATTTTCTGTGAATTCATTTTTCAGGCGATTGAAGGCCACATCAGTTAAACTTTCCGCTGTTTCAAGCACTCCAGAAGTTACCGCCCCATTTTTAAAGAGTTTGGTTCCATGCTCTTCAGTATCCAATCCAAGTCCAATACACTTCCGCGCATAAGCAATCGGGTTAAGACCGTTTAAGCCATCCAATGTGAACAATCGGACATGCCAAATTTCATCTTGAGAAAGAGTCTTTAGCCCGCCATTTTTGAAATTCACCTGATATTCCACGGTCCAATCATCGTTAAGTTTTGGTGTCACTGATGACGGATCTAACGGAAGTAATTCAACCACGTTGCCTAATGCATAAACCTTATAGGCATAAAAATTCCCGCGCAGGCACAAACAAACCATCAGTAATTCCCAAAACTCTTGAGCTGTCATGTAGTCATTTGGTGCCACATAAAGCAGATCATGCAATCGATGGTTATCTGCTATTTCCTTGTTTCGTCCTACCTTTTTATATAAACGACATGGCAACATGCCCATGGATTCAGATAACACCCGAACACATGTAAAAACAGTCGTTAATTGCATTGCACGCAAAGGCGTTACTGGTTGCCCCATACCTGTTACATATTCAGCCCCAAAGAATTTTGCCAAATCATCAGGACTAGAAATGATTTGGGGAGTTGTCTTGAAACCAAGAAACTCCCCAATTTTAGTTTTTAAGCTCATTACAATTTCCTAATCCCGTGTTTCTCAAGATGACTAGATAGATTTGATTCCTCAGGACTACTGTTAAGTGTAAGGATTCGATTAATACCCATAAGGCTTGCTACAGCACCATCAATTTTCTTAAAGCTCTTTTCCTTATGAGGAAAATCCGTGTCATTAGCACCCTTCTTAGAGACTACATTCCCAATCATCCAAGATAAAATTGGGTTTCCATCATGGTGCCAACGTCCAGAAGCGATTGCCGCCTCAAGCTCTTTCATTGCTGGCGAAAAGACTTTTGTGATTTTGGGTATCTTGATTGACGTATAACCTGCATCATCAATTTTTTTAGCGATTTGAAAGCCACCCCATTCATCATATGGAACTTCTTGAACAACTAAATTTTCAGCGTCATCCGTTATATCCTCGGCAATTTCATTTAAGTCATTCTCGGCACCATCACAAACAGTCAATAAATCTTGGTTCAACCATTTCTGGTAACGTTCAATGACTTGTTTTTCATCACCGTTATAAACAGTGTCATAAGGTAGATAGAATCTTGGAGCGACACTGTAATAGTGAATCTTTCCATTAATGATTCGATAGAACAGATTGATACGCGCAGCAATATCGATCTTTGATGACAAGTCCACACAAACCATGCAGGGATCATTTCTAAAGTCATCAATCTTTAAGGTCGTATCCTTACACTTATTCCATTGCTCCATGTTGAAGAACGCTGATTTTGCAGAAACCCAAACATTAAGATGCTTGGTTTTGAAGGTGTTCTGCTTTGAAGCATTTTGAACTGCTCGTCTTTGTTGGGACTCTAAGTAGTCTGCATAAACAGATACGTTAAAATTTGGGTTTGCCTTAGCCAGTACCTTTGGATCGGTCCAGTCATCACCCTCATCAATTGTCCAAATCCAACCAAACAGCTCCTCATCGGGGACAACACCCTCAAGCATTTCTTGCACACGGACCCGCAGATCATAGCAAGGACCTTCGATATTGAATCCTGCGGTTGTAATCGTAAAAATTAGCGGCTGTCTGCGAGCACCCATGCCTGTTTGCATGGTGTCATAGAGTCTGGCATCAGCATGCTCATGATATTCATCGACAATTGCACAATGTGGGGATTGCCCATCTGGTGGATCTCCAATGATTGGCTCAAATAAAGAACCATCAGTTGGAATTTCCAAGCTACCTGCATTTACCAAAATTCCTGCTGCTTCGACGAGATCTGGCGATCGATTCACCATTAGCCTTGCAGGCTTAAACACTTCCCATGCTTGTTTTTCTGTTGTGGCACCAGAATAAACTTCAGAACCAAACTCACCATCGTTCGCAAACATGTTAAGTGCAACGCCAGCTGCAATTGCTGACTTACCATTCTTACGAGGTACTTCCCAATAGCTTTCACGGAAACGGCGATAGCCATCTTTCTTACGAATCCAACCAAAAGTGCAGGCAATTCCAAATTTTTGCCAATCTTCTAACTTAATTTTTAATCGTTTTAGTGCCCATTCACCCTTTGTATGAGGCAATAATTCAATAAAAAGAATCTTTTTTTCAGCTAATTTCGGTTCAAATTTATAAGGAAAATCACGAGATTTTGATTTTTTTAGGTCATCTAAGTGTCTTTGACACGCTAATTTTACCCATTTACATGCAGGGATTTTTCCAGAAGTTACTGACTTTGCCCATTTGTTGGCAGCGTCAACATTTGGATAATTGTCAGCCATCTATACCCTCACATGTCTAAAACTCCTGCAAATGCATTACCCTTTTTCTTTTGTCCACCACCTGTTAAACGCGCACGAGATGAAGGATCTAATCCAAGTAAAGAACCAAGCGTTGCCATCTGACGGACCGCCTCATTCATAGCAGTTAAAGCTGGATTTTTAATTGGTCCACCTTGAGATCCGATTACAACGATTCCATTCAAAGCCACTTCTTTCTGGGCTTTCCGCCAGTTTTCATAAGCCAGACAAAACCCTTCTACGTTATGCATATCGGTGATGCGTAGAATCTTATTTTTAAGTAGTTCAGGTACGATTGATTTCCAAATCATGGGAGCATATTCCAAGGCCTCCATGTATTCAGGTACATCAATATTTGTGACTTCAGAAAATTCAGGCACATGATTGTTGAGTGGACGCTTACCAGGATTGCCATTCGCTCTCTTTGTCTCTTGTGGTTTTGGCTTTCGGCCTCGCCCTGGCACTGATGCTATTCCGCCCATAAAGTCAACCCGTAAAATTTTTAATTTCGCGTACGTAAAAATGTGCCTCACGGGGCGGTCATTTAGCTGAAAGGTCTCAACTTTTTACCTCACCCCTCCCTATCAGCAGCTTGTTGGCTGAGCAACGGCGCGCACCAATGCCATAATTCCTGTCTGAATATCAGTCTTGCCGATAGCTGCCCATCGTAGTGGTTCTGCTGCTTCAAATCGATTGAACTCTTTGTATTCGGTGCTAGCAAAGTCATTTGGACCGTGCTGTGAACGAAGCGCTTCAGCATACTTGAACTCAAAATCAGTGTTTAAACGGTTAGCGAGCTCATCTTGTAGAGCTAATAATTCAGCACCTTTTTCTTTGATGCGATTCATCAAATCAATTTCTTCTTGAGTTAAGTCTCGATAGCCTTTGATCTTTTGATGTTGATTATTCATTTTGTTTTCCTTCAGTTGCAGTTTTCTCTTTGTGATGTGGTGAGCAAAGCGATTGCAAGTTGCTTAACTCATCAGTACCACCGTGAGCTTTAGAGATAATGTGATCGACATCAGTAGCCAGTGTTACGACTCCTTCCGCAGCACACTTAACACATTGATAGTTGTCACGCTTCAATACGATGTCACGAATCTTTCTCCAAGCATGGCCATAGCCTCGCTCAGTTGTTGAGCCTTTACGATCTGCTCGCTTGTTCCAGTTGCTGCGCTTGTCAGCATGTGTATCACAATAACCATGTTGGTTGCGCGACTTCACAATGTTAGGACAACCAAACTCACGGCAAGGTCTACTCATAATTAATCATCCAAATTGCGTGAGCTTCTTGGCTCTTCTGCTTCATCTTCCAATCGAATCAAAAGCTCATTGATCTGTGCTGTCTGTTCGTTGTTGATCTGAATCAGTTGGTTGTTCTGTTGAATCAGCAGATTGTTCTGCTTGAGTAAGTCGAGCAATAACTCGCTGCATTCTTTCTTTTGCTTGTCTTGCATGTTTAATCATCCATTCACGACGGGCTTCGCATGATTTGCATGTCATTGCCTCATCTCCATCACATATTTAAGATCATCTGGA